GTAGGGTCCATAGAAACCCGCATCGAGGAGTGTGACTGGTGCAATGGCACTGGTGAAGTTGAGGAGGACGAATAATGGTCAATGTAATTGGAGAATTTAAAAGTGTCAGAGCAAATAATATTCAAGCGGTTGTTGAGGGTCAACGAGATCATGCTGAAGCAATCGACAGCGAAGGACAGGCCGGGCCTGAAGCAGCAGTTGGAGGAACAGCGTGCGCTGCTGGATATGCTCGAACCTTACCTAAAGCAGTAACTAAAGCGGAGCTTTTTGAGGAGCGGCTGGGCAACGCCATGCTGAAAGAGGCGCTGAATAACCCTCGCATACCCAACCCTGAAAAATGGTCAAAGGCTCGCAATCTGGCCTTGGCTCGCCGCGCGCAGTTGGCGAAGGAGCGTCGGGCGCGGGTTAAGATGTACGTCGAGGAGGGTGAGCTTACTGTTAATGAGGTGGCCGAAATTCTCGGTTGTGTGCCAACAACAATCCGCACTGATTTGCAGGTACTCCGCATGAAGCTGCAACCAGCGGTGGTCAAGCCATCCGCTTATCAATTCGAGATACACGAGCGCCGATTTAAGCTGGAAGAGATGGCTGGCCTAGGCATAACACGCGCAGAGGCGGCAAGCAGGTTGGGTGTATCAGAAGCAACTATACGGCGTGACCTGATGGTCACCCGAATCAAGTGGAGTGAAGAATAATGACTAACTATATCAAATACGAAGTTACAGTTTATGCTGATGGCCGCAAGTATTGGCACTTAAATGGTAAACTACACCGAGAAGATGGTCCTGCTATTCAGTATAGTGATGGTGACAAGTCTTGGTACTTGAATGGTAAACTACATCGAGAAGATGGTCCTGCTATTCAGTATAGTGATGGTGACAAGTATTGGTACTTGAATGGTGAGTTTTTAACAGAAGAAGAGTTTAATAAGCGTATGGCACCTACAGTAGAAATGACTATGGCTCAGATTAATGAAGCCCTAGGCAAAAATGTAAGGGTGGTAAAATAATGAGCGACCGCAGAATACTGATGTTGGAGAATAATTTAAACGAGGCACGCACACTGATTAGCGTGCTACAAGGCAAGGTTGCACGCCAGCGCGACGACATAACTAGGATGCGTAATCGCGTTGATACGTTGATGCTGGATAAAAAAGAAATCACCAAAAAACTGAATGAGATGAGGGAGACGAAAGATGACTGATAACAGAAGACACCCAATCAGCGAGCATACCAAAACCATTTGGAGGCTCTCCAACGATGGTATGCCTCAACGGGAGATAACCAAGCTGCTTGGCCTCAACCGTGGCGTCGTCAGCGGTGCGGTAAATCGCGGGCGCAAATCAGGCCACTGCAATCAAAAGGTGAAGACAAAGGAGACCGTTCGCAACAGCTCTCCGCTGACGTATGGGTACATTGGCCAGATTATAGGGGCATTGTCGATTGAGCAGCTTGAATGGTTGATGTCAGAAGCGGAAAAAGTGGGTTACAAGACGGCAGCGGAATATGTGGCGGAGATTGTGCAGGACGCATATGAGGAAGCCAAATCAAAGGAGAACGACCAATGAATAGAGACGACATACTGCACGAGGCGATGCACTGCATCAACGTGGACCGTGCCGCAACGCACGGTGACGCAGAGGACAGCTTTAGCGAGATTGCGAAGCTCTGGGATTGGTGGCTGCAAAATCGCACTATCCCAGAGGCAGAGCTGCTTCCAGAGGACGTGGCAATGATGATGGCACTGTTTAAGATTGGACGCATCGCAGGCAATAGAACGCACGAGGACAACTATGTGGACCTCGCTGGGTACGCAGCCCTCGCAGGCGAAATATCAATGCAGGAATAGTCCCGCTATATCATCATCTTCGGCCTGTTGAGTGAAATCTTCGGGCCGAAGCGTAATTGTAATTTTGCCGCCCATTTCGTCTGAACGCATTACTCGCAGCAAACCCTGCTTTAGCGAAACCAGCACAAAAATATCAGCGTCAGAACCGCCACGGTGGAACCTGTAGCTGCCATATTGTGAGATAGTTGAGGACGTTTTAACCTCAACCCGCAGAACACGCTTCGATGGAAGCGTTGCGTGCAAATCACATGTCCCGTTAATGTGTGCGACCTCCAAACCATTCATTTGCAGCTTGTATGCTGCCATGAACTCGCCAGCACGGCCAATGCTGATGTGGTCGTGTGATCGGGATGTTAAATTATTCTCCACAAATTTATTTACACAGCCTCTCTAAAGTTTCATTATGGCGCACAATCTGGCGCAGCAAGTCTGCGTCGGTCCAATCAACGACTGACTGGTCCTTAAACGTAATTATGCGAGACACGTCGCAATAAGTGTCACCCGTCACCGTTGCTGCGCACCCAGCGACTAGCACGGGCAGCAATATCATCATCGCTAGAATTTTGCAGTTCATCCTGAACCTCTTTCGCGGTTAGTATTTTTTCAAGGCGGTCGTCTTTGATTTCATATTCTAGTTTATCTCGACCATCAGCGCGACCCCTGTAGTACACAGTCACAATGGCCAGCGCAGCAGCGCCAAGCAGCGCAGCGTACAGTTTTAACTTACCCAGCAGGAACATTAGCGGTCGCCCTTATTCCATTTGTTAAGCCGCTCAAGGTCAATGACGCCCAGAGCTACCAAAGCCACCACCCCTAAAACCCCCATTATAGCTAAATTCTGCCACGGCAGACCACCGACAACACCAACAAGGGGTGTAGCGACAGAGGCCATCTTGGCAACAGAAGAGGCTTGGATTGTCTTGGTCTGGGCAATCCGCTTGCGCTCTGGCTTCTTCACGGCCTCTGCGCTGTTCAGCCACGATGTAACCTGAAAGCATGGACACTGCTTGGCCGAAACCTCGTTATGCCCACGAACCTTTGTGATTGACGGATATTCCATACGCAGTTGCGCAATTAGCTTGCGCAGCCCACGATCCTGTTCTGGCGTGAAGTGTTCTTCAAACTGGTCGTCTTGGTCCCCGCCGTGTCCACCCCAAAGCGCAATAGCAACAGAACCTGTGTTGTGGCCCTTTTGCGCGGCAGGCGTCACCTCAATCGGACGACCCTCAGTGACAGTGCCATCCCGGTCCACAAAGAAATTGTAGCCCACGTCGGACCAGCCTCGGTCCAAGTGCCAGCGCTTGCACTCGGCTGCTTTCTCGCTGGACCTGCGGCCAGCCCACCACTCGGCGCGTGTAGCTGTGCAGTGGACAAATATACTATTTAGGGTTCTCATCGGTTAAACTCCTTGCGTACGCAATCGCGTACCTTTTGTGGTGCGTTATTATAACAACTTTCCCGTTCTTGTCATATACAACGTATTCACCCCTCTTGTTTCGGTATAATTTCAAAGCAGTACGTCACCGTGTGGCTATCCGTAATTAAAACCTTTGCAGCGTCTTTTGCCCTATCGCACTCACTACCAGATATAAACTGACCTAGCTCATAATGAGATACATTATTGTTAATTATCTGGAACCAAATCAGAATCCACATTACCATCTCTCCCAGTATCGGCCAAGGAAATATATCAGAGCGCCAATGCCGCCGATGGCGAACAGGCCAGAAAACCCATACGTTATGGCCTCCATAAGCTCTTCACGCTCTTTTTCTTTCTGTTTCTGCGCTGCCTTGCGGGCCTTGCGGGCTTCGGCTTGGTATTGCTGCCACCGATCCCAAGTGCCGGGTGGGCCATACAAGCGGCACCAGCTCTCAAGCTCTGCACGCTTTTCTTTGAGGTCTTCAAGGGCTTGGAACTCCTGCCAATCGCCCTCGGAGCCACCAGTTATAGCGGCAATAGGTGAACTCTTTTTGCGCTTAACGGCGTCTTTAAGTTCGTCTTCTGCGGTGAGAAACTTGCCCACTTGACCGATGAGGCCATTGATTTCAGAGCCGTTTTCAAGGCATCTCTTGATAACAGAGTAAGCGGCATTAGCCGCGGCAATGGTTTCAAGAACTGCCACTTGAAATCACTTTCTTTCTCGGTTCTCAATCACCATGCGTATAGCCTTTATATTCTCGTCAATTCGCCCAAGCATCACGGCCTGTATTTGGGATGTTTTTTCAATCTCAATAATGCGAACCTCATGGCGTGCTATCTCGCGAGCGTTGGTCGATACCGATGCGTCGAGAGTTGACACATACCAAACAAGGCCAAGAGATTGCATGACGATAGTCAGTATGACCGTGATTGGTACTGACTTTGATAGGTGCCAATTCTCATTCATATCAGTAGCTACCTTCCCATACGCGAAGTGCAGAGAACTCATTTGACATGAGCTTGCGCTTCAGGACGTCTTTGACGGCGGCTGTATCATCCCATGATACACCAGCCTCTTTTAGCCACATGCCAAGCAGGCCCATGTCTAC